GGGAACTCTGTGAAGAGATCCTCCCAGCGGGGGTGTTCTAAGCACCCAGCCCCTCTCTCAGAGAGGGACCCACCGTGTCGTGATGCGGGCGGACACAGGACGCCCAGCACGAATGAAGGCATCCTTAGAAAGAGGGAGATCCCCCCTCCTGAGGAAGAACTTCATCAGGCCACCGATTTCATCCAGTCCATCGGACGGGATGAGATAGCGAGCTTCGCACGCCTTGATAAGGGGCGCTTGAAGATTTGCATGGAACCTTTGAGCCCTTACAGGCTCGTGGGTCCAGCGGCCTAGCGATGAGTGACCAACTGGCAACTCTGGATACACAGGAAGTACTCTGTGCAGAAGCTTGTCAAGGAACTTGACAGAGGCTTCACAACCAATCTCATAAAGATGGTTGCGGAGAGCGACAGTCGAGACAATCTCATCGACGTGCTTGCGTGACTCGGGGAAGATAGACTTCACGCGCACTGGTGTAACCCAGTGACCTCGGAAGAAATCCCCTCCGCAAGACTCTCGGAACTCTCCAGTCCTGAAAGACTTGCGTGTGTTTACCTTGAGACCGAAAGCCTCAAGGAAACGGGTCACGCTCGGAGCATAGTCTGTGGGGACGATTATATCGTCACCATAGACGCGCACGCTACCCCGGAGCTCCTTAACGAGCTTGGGGGTCACCGGCGTGTTGAGCTCTGAAGCGATCGCCATGAAAACAATGGTCAAAAAGACCATCGCTTCCATGGGAAAGCAGAGAGCTGAACCCATCGACGCGAACTTGGCTAGGGGTACAACCCCATAGCCTCGAACGTCAGCCTTGGAAGAGCGGCATGCGAGAACAGCCTCCCGTGAGGAAGGATGCCAACGCATGAGCGCTTCTACATGCTGCAGAGAGACGCGATCGGAAGCCTCGGACAAGTCCAAGGTCGCAAATTCCCCGGTTAGGGAACCGCGTTGAGCCAGAATCCGGTTAGGAAGCTGGTCCTCAAAACCGATCAACGCAGAGAGGATATCATCCCTCTCTACGTACTCGTAGATCTGCTCCTTAATCGCCTGCTGTGCATACTGCACAAAATGCGGTTCGAGAGCGATGATACGAGGAGTCTTCATCGTCTTGGGAACTGTAATCACCCTTACGGGTGGTTCAGTTCCGGGTTCGAAGATGTTGACATCGTCTAGGTAGTCCCAATGCTTAGCATTGGGAAGAACCCAGTCGACCACGGGAAACACCTGGTCCAATGACTCGGACCATGCTGAAACGTGATACTTGGCGTTGCCAAGAACGCGGTCAGCGGTGGACCCTGGCCCGTGCTTCGGGACAAGTTCACCAGACTCTACCTTGCGGTCGAGATCTGAGAACAGCCCTCCGTACAGGACGGAACTGGCTCGAGTAAACTCGAGGAGCAACTGGGAGTGATCCTGGTTGTTCCAGTTCTCAACATCTTGCTCACACTCGATGTACCCTCTGAATGCGGCGTCCACCCTGTGAGGGGCGCACTCCATCTCGATCTTTGCGAACGCCATTGTAAACTGGCGGATCGCTCGGACCGATTCAACAGAAGGTGCATCAAGCAACACACCTGTGTTGCGATCGAACACTAGCTGAAGGAAACCTCCGAGGAATCGGGGGAGACCGCGCAGCCGAGCGAAGCCCGGAAATGCGTCGTCAGCAACAGCGCCCTGCTCAAGACTTCTCTCGAAGTCTTTGCAGAAAGCTGGAAGGGATATCGTCAAGAACGATAAACCTTCATGTTCGATCCTGGCCGCGATGGTTTGTCCATCACGGGAGGTGCAAACTCCGCACCACTGCCCGACATCGTCGAGCAGCTTGTGCGAGAACTCGATCAGGCTTTTCACCCGAACCCCTCTCATTGTAGAGGCAGCGGGATCCTCAGCCTTGACCTAGCCTACGAAGCACGCCGACCCTTCGGTCGGGTGCCCCAGAGGAGAAC